GGTGGCAAGGGTGGGAGTAAGAGCAGCAAAGGTAGCGGCGACAAGAAGCAAAAGATGAGTAAGCCAAGCACCAAGCAAATGCATGATGTTCTTGCTAGCAAAAAGAATAAAATAGTTTATAGAGATGCTAATAATTAGTTGCAATATGCTTGACAAAATGGTAAAATAAGGACGTGGATAGCACCCAAAGCTGTTTACATAACATGGCTCACCTTAACTGGTGGGCCATGTTTTTGTTTGTTTAAGAACTGACCGAGCGCGGCTGATGTACAGCGCCGTGGAAACCGGCAAAATGTCCGCAGGCAGTTACTTATATTAGGGGTCAGCATTGTGCGGCCGAGTCCGAAATTTGACTATAAACTATGTTGGGGTGATGGCTTATGGCTGTCGCCCTATATTTATTATTGGCGAAAGGCCAGGAACAATGGCAAGACCGCTGCAACTAACCAATGTGGCGGCATCCCTGTAATAACAGCGTCCATAACGGGCGCTTTTTCTATATCCAAATGGAGGAATGCAGAATGAGTAAGAATCGATGCGATTACTATCATGCGGTAAATTCACAAGACAAAATCAATTGTCCAAACTGCATCCATTGGAGCGGTACTAGATGCCTGGTAGAATACAGATTTAATAATAAGACCGAACTAGTGCATGAACCGTTTAGAGTAGGCGGTAAACAGCATGTAAGGGGGCTATGGTATTGATTATCGATAGTGTAACCATTGTTGCGGATGAGACCATTACGGAGCATGAGATAAAACGGATATTGGCTGATGAGCGCCTAATCTGGCTGGCAAAGGGTAAAACCTTGGGTCGGTTGGAAATGGTTATTGAAGGTGATGAGATCGTGGTTAAGTCGTTTGAACGGTCGAGTGTGAAACGCGTTCGCCGTCTGACTGGGTACCTTGCGGAGATAGATAGGTTTAACGATGCGAAAAAGTTTGAGCTAATAAATCGAAAACCAAACATGTAGGTATTAACTAGCAAAGAAATATCCTGTTGGCCGCAGGATATAAGATGTTCCTCTGACATCGCTTTGCTAGTTTTTATTTAAAACAGAGGAATGACAACTTGTAGAGGAGGTTGTAATTTATGGGTAAGTTTATTGATTTATCAGGTCAGAGGTTTAATAGGTTAGTAGTTATTAAGAAGGTTGTTTTTGGGAAAAACAAACGATTTAAGTGGTTATGCAAGTGCGATTGTGGCAATGAAGTTGCAGTTATTGGTTCTGCGTTAAAGTTGGGAAAAACAAGATCATGCGGCTGTTATAATAAAGACATTCACAGGTTTACTAGTATTGCCGGCTTAAAGTTTAACAGATTAACCGCTATTGAACCTACAGGGAAAACAAAAAACGGCATTATTATCTGGCGGTGTTTGTGCGAATGTGGTAATGAAACCAGTGTGCCGTCAACGAGTCTTAGAAATCAAAGCATAAAATCATGTGGCTGTTTTCATAAAGAAGTAGCGGCTCAACAAGGAGCTAGCACAGCAATACATGGAATGTCAAATTCCAGGCTATATAGAATTTGGGGAAATATGAAATCAAGGTGTTACAATAAAAACGCTTCTTCTTTTGAACATTATGGAGCAAGAGGAATACAAATCTGTGAGTCATGGATAAACGATTTCCAAGCATTTTTAAAAGATATGGGTCCAACATTTAAAAAAGGTCTTACTCTGGATAGGATTGACGTAAATGGAAATTACGAACCGTCTAACTGTAGGTGGGCGTCGACAAAAGAGCAGAGTAGAAATAAAACTAATAACCGTGTAATTGAAACACCATGGGGAAATATTACTTTGGCTGAAGCAGCTGAAAATGCAGGAATTTCAATGAGCACATTATTTTATAGATTGCAAAGAAATTGCGATAAAGATAAGTTATTTAAGCCAACAAAACCGCAGGCAGAGTTATATGATCGGGTAAATCACTTATGATGGTAACGCCAATACCTAAAACACCGCGAATAGTAGATAAAAAGAGCAAAGAAAGAATAGGGGCTATCGGATACTGCGAGGTATGCGGCAGCTCCTATTTGCTTGAGAAGCATCATGTCAAGACTGTTGGGAGCGGTGGCCCGGATTCGGACGATAACCTAATTTTGTTGTGTTTCATATGTCACCGAAAGGCACATGACGGAAATATCAGCAAAGACAGGCTACGGCAAATAATCGGGAGGCGTAGGAGATGAAAGAACTATTCTGCAAACTATTTCATCAGAGGCACTGGCGTAAGGCTTTGGCTGTAAAAGACCGGCATTGGTGCGCTAAATGCAAGACACATAGGCGGTGGGTGAGCTAATGGCTGATATACTGGAAATTATCATACCGGAAAACGCCGGATTGCAGGATTATCGGTATTTATTATCATTAACGGAAAATGAGATAACCAAGCTAACACCGATAATCAGCCGGTACAAAGTGGCAAGAGCAAATGCGCGGGCAGCTTATGACGATGCACTGTCAACAGCTAAAGTAATGGCAATGAGCACACATGGTTTAAAGGCTAATCACCAGACCATGATTAATGCTGTGGCTAATACTGATGAAGGAGTTAGGGCGCTGAAGCAAGTTTGGTTGGATGCTAAAGCTTTAGAGATTAAAGCCATTGACCGGATAGGGCAGATTAATGGTATGCGGGATACGCTGAAAGCTATGCTTAAGGCTGAACATAGTAGTTATTGATGGTTCACTTTCTACCGGAGGTGGTGACATGAGGTAATGGGAGAAATACATGAACAAGCTAAACGTGATTATATTAGCGGCATGAAGTATCAAGACATTGCCGATAAGTATAAAGTGACTATTAACACAGTTAAGTCATGGAAGATGCGGCATGGATGGGAAAGAAGTAAAAAGGGTGCACACAAACATAAAAAAGGGTGCACGAAAAAAAGTGCGCAAGTTAGCCCGGCAGTAAAGGCAGTATTCAGCGCCCCGACCAATGAAGCATTGACGGAAAAAGAGCAATTGTTTTGTCGTTTCTTTGTAAACAATCGAAATGCTACCCAAGCGGCAATAAAAGCTGGCTATTCTCCGAACACAGCTTCGGTGATTGGATATGAAAACCTTAACAAACCTCACATTCGCGCAGAAATAGAGCGGTTACGGGCTATTCGCAACCAATCAATTATGTTATCCGAGGATGATATCGTTGAGCGGCGTATGAGAATGGCCTTTGCAGATATAACAGACTTTACTGAGTTTGGTATAGAGGATGTACCCATTATTGACCCGTCAACAGGTAAACAAGTTATGAATGATGATGGCAGTATGGCGAGTTATAAACGTAACTATCTAAACTTCAAGAATTCAGATCAGGTTGATGGCGGTTTAATTAGTGAGATTAAAACAGGCAAGCAAGGAATGTCGGTTAAGCTTGCAGACCAGCAGAAGGCCCTGGATTGGCTGTCTGACTACTTTGACATGAACCCCGCTCATAGACATAGGCAATGGTTTGATCAACAGCGCCTGGATATCGAGCGTAAGAAACTGGCCATCCTAGAAGCTAAACCAGTCCATGGCGGTAATGGAGCCAACGGGACAACACAGACCATCCAGATCATTGATGACATACCGGGTAATAGAGGTGATGACCATGCTACAAGTTAAACTGTCTGAGCGAATCGCTGCCAGCTTCTATCAGATCCACAATGAGATCAAAGAATATCGCTTTACTCACTATTGGATAAAGGGCGGGCGTGGTAGTACAAAATCATCCTTTGCTAGTATTGAAATCATATTAGGCATGATGAAAGATCCGTTAGCCAATGCAATGGCTTTGCGCAAGGTCAAAGAAACCCTGAAAGATAGCGTCTTTGAGCAGCTAGTTTGGGCAACTGAAATTTTGGGTGTTGCTGATTCCTGGCACGTCAAACATAGCCCGATGGAGATGACCTATACACCTACGGGGCAAAAGATACTCTTTCGTGGTGCGGATAAGCCAAAGAAAATTAAATCGGCGAAAGTATCCAAGGGCTATTTCAAATTCATCTGGTATGAAGAAGTTGACGAATTCAGCGGCATGGAAGAAATCCGCATGATCAACCAGTCCCTGATGCGTGGTGGGAAAAACTTCATTGTGTTTTACACCTACAACCCGCCCAAATCAGTGCGTAACTGGGTGAACCAGGAAGTACGCATTCCCAGGGACGACCGCAAAATACATCATAGCAGTTATTTATCTGTTTCCCGGGATTGGCTTGGGGAGCAGTTTTTAATTGAGGCCGAACATCTCAAAAAGACGAATCCAACGGCATACGCCCATGAATACGGTGGCAAAGTCACCGGAACCGGCGGCGAGGTATTCAGCAATATAAAGCTGCGACCGATAAGTGATGAAGAAATTGCAAGCTATTATAATATTCGGCGCGGTATTGACTTTGGGTATGCGATACATCCATTTCACTATGGTACGATGCATTATGATAAGACACGGAATCGGCTCTATATCTTCTTCGAAGTCCATAAAGTGCAACTCAGCAATCGCAAGGCAGCCGTTCTCATGCAGCAGGAAAACACCTTGAATAAACAAATCACAGCAGACAGTGCGGAACCGAAATCCATTGCCGAGCTTAAAAGCTATGGTCTGCGGGTTAAGGGCGCCAAAAAGGGCCCGGACAGCGTTGACTATGGCATTAAGTTCTTGCAGGATATGGAGCTTATCGTTATTGACCCGGTACGCTGCCCTAATACGGCCAGGGAGTTTTCCAATTATGAAATGGCTAAGGATGCGAATGGCAACTTTAAGGCTGAGTTTCCAGACAAAGAAAACCATAGCTTAGATGCTGTCCGGTATGCTCTCGAAGATGATATGACACGTAAAATTAAGCTCAAGTCCGGCAAAGTGGATTACTAAAGAGGTGATAGTGATGGTCGATTTTGAAGATGATTTTGTGGTACCCGAGGAAGACGTTGATTTGCTTCCCGATGATGAGGATAACGCTCCGATCCCCAAACCTGCGATGCCGCCGAAGGTAAGAGAAAAACCAATGGTTTTACCTTGTGTGCCTATTACTGACAACTATCAGTTACTTGAAGATGCTTATGCTGGTAAAGGAGGGTTTTTAACAGGCGAGTATCTAGTCCCGCATGTACGGGAAACGCTGGATAAATACATCAGGCGAAAAGCGCTAAGCTATTATGCTAACTATGTGAAAACCGTCGTCAATTCCCTAGTGAATCCTGTGTTTCGTAAGCCGGCAACGCGTGACTGGGAAGGTAAAGATGCAGAAAGCCAAATGTTTTCAAAGTTTCAAGCCGATGTGGACCGTAAAGGCACCAATATTAAGCGCTTCATGAAAAAGACATTAAAGAAAGCAAAGCTGCATGGTGTCTGTTTTATCGTGGTGGATAATGTTAATGAACAGCCGGTAACCAAAGCCTCTGCTTTAGAGAAACGAGCCTTTCCCTATGCCTATCTAGTGTTTCCAAAGCAGGTAAAACACTATGAGTGCAATGAGGACGGCGTTCTCACCTCCATCACTTACGAAACCTATTCCCGCCGCTTCAGTGGCAATGCAGCATCCAATATCATAACCCGCTGGACATGGACCCAAACAGGCTGGAAGCGGGAAAGGGAAGGGAAAACCGATGAGCAGGAGCATAACCTGGGGGTTGTGCCGGTCATTCCTTTGTTTGGTACTGATGCCGATGATGGGGATATGCTGCCAACAGGAGATATGCTCGCAATCGCAAGAATTAATTTGACGATCTTTAACCTGTGTTCCGAGCTGCGGGAACTCTTGCGCAGCCAGGCGTTTTCCATTCTATGTCTGCCGGTCAGCGAGCTTGTTGAGTCGCCGGAGATGGATGGAGTGGTGACCGGCACCGATAATGCGCTGAATTTTGACGGTACTGGCCGCCCGCCGCTCTTTATAACGCCGCCTGCCGAACAGGCTGTTTTGCTTCAAAATGAACTTAGCCGCCTGGTTGAAGAAATTTACCGACTGGCCACATTAAGCAGCGTGGTTGGTGTACAACAAAAAACATCCGGTGTTGCCAAGCAGTGGGACTTTGAGAATACAAACCAATCCTTGAGTGACATGGCCGAAAATTGCCAAGAAGCAGAAATGAAGATGGCTTTCTTGTTCGAGAAATGGACTAACTCCAAAATTGACTATTCCTGTGTCTATCCTGATGATTTTGGAATCGTGGATGTCACTGAAGCGCTGGATGATGTAACCAAGGCCCTGGATCTGCATATTGGTGGCTTGTTTCAGAAAGAGGTTAAGAAAAAGGCTGCGGAGATTTACCTGGCCGATCTTCCTGAGGAACGCTTTGACGCTGTTATGGAGGATATTGAGCAACAGGGCGAAGGGGTGCAGCAGGCTACCGGCTTTGAAAGTGGGGCTGAATGAACCGAGAGGAGCTACTTGCCTTATTACGGCAGCATATGGGCCAGGGCAGCGAATTGGGTGACAAACTGGTTGAGGAGATTATACGCCAGATTAACGCAGGCATACCACTAGCCAAAGCGATTGATACAGCTCTGGCCAATACCGGTTTTACCGGCCAATACTTTGATCAACTCATTGACACCATCAGCAAGGCAGCTTTGCTGGGGTATGGCATAAAAATCCCGTCCATGGAAATGAAAACTGCCGTCAGGGAGCATTTACTGAGTGACTCCTGGGCTCCGGACAAGATGAAGCTCTCCAAGCGGTTGCATGGGACCTCTCAGGAAATGCGCCAGGCGATCATTGACACTGTATCAGCAGCCATGCGTAAAGGGAAAACCGTCAAGGACATGTCTATGGATCTGTATGATGGGTACAACAGCGGCAAGAAGGTTATAAATGGTGCTGACCTGCCGCAATATTTAAAGCGCCTGGTTGCGGCAGCGCGTTCGGCTGCCGGCGGCGACCCACGTATCACCCGCGAGTTTAACCTGGCCGTGCGCAAGGCGGAACAGCAACTGAAGAAGATGGAACAGCGGGACAAGCCGCTGAAGGTGGCCTATCAGCAGTTGGTGGATACAGCGCAAAAACTAAATGTAAAAGCTATGGAGAAAGCGGCCTGGGTCGCGGTGCAGGAAAAGGCACGGTACTATGCGGACCGGGTCGCCATTACCGAGTCCGCCCGGGCATGGTCGGACATGTTTTACGCCAAACACTATGATGATTCTTTAATTATTGGTTTTGGCTGGCGCCTGTCGAGCCGGCATCCCCGGGTGGATGTCTGTGATTTTCATGCTAAGGTGGACCATTATGGTATGGGCGCAGGGAATTATCCCAAAGACAAAATGCCGCCACATCCGGCGCATCCGTTTTGTACCTGTAATCTGGTTGTGATTTATAAAGGAAAGGCGACACCTGGCAAGTTTGATCCGGAGGCAGGAGCGGCGTGGCTGAAGGCTCAGGATGCCAGAGCACTCAGAGAGATGCTTGGGATTGATAATGTGACGGCTTTTGCGCAGGATGGCCAGTGGCAGAAGCGGCTGCGGCATTGGCAGGGACATAAGGACCCGAAGCCCCGAACTAAGGTTCTAGAGCTTCTTAAATCGGATTTGCAACAAGGTAAAGATAATGGTATAATAAGGAAAAACATGGCTGATAAAGCGGAGCAAATACGGAAACAAGTTCTGGAAAATGCTCCTGAATGGAAGTCGGGGAAGCTTGAGAAGCATGTTGAAAAACGCAAAAGCCGAGGGCATATACCTCAAGGTTGGACAGCTGCAGATTATAACAGCAAAATATTAGAAATATTAAATAGTAAAGATGTTGACACGTATTTATACCACAAGGATGAATTTGTACAAAATTTTTTTGTATATGCGCATAGGAAATCCAAATGGATGGTAATGATCGGCGAAAATGGAGTAATGGAAACGGCCTATATTATTGACCAACAGCCTTATGACGAACATTTAAGTATTAAAGAAGGGTATACCAAAATGGGAGGGAAGGGCAATGCTGACTAATGCAGAACTGATTAAACGATATGGATTTGATGTTGAGAACATAGAGTTTTCCGGCATTGAACTTATGGACACTATTGCCATGAGGGATACCTTGGAGCAAAATTATTCATCGCTATCAAAAGAGGAAAAAAGGCTGTTAGACTTGGCAGATAAGACTTTGCTAGATAATGCCCAAAGCTTTTACCAGGAAATGAATGAGTTTATGAATTTTAGCAAGGCGGATTTTTCGCAACCATTTAGTAATTGGTGGGCGCATATCGACAAGGTTGTATCCGGCGAACTGATTGTAGACCTGGATAATCACCAGGTATTATTAAGAAATGACAATGAACAGGCTGCCACATTAACAGCTTAATTACTCAACTTTTATTAACCGCCAACCAGGCGGTTTTTCTATGTCTCAATTTAATACGGGAGGTGGGTCGGATGCACAGGTATCCGCAGTAATTATTAGCGTCGTGAGGCGTTTTTTTTAATGCTCAAAAATAAGGAGGATGACTCAATTGACACTTGAAGAACTACTGGCCGCGTTGGCCAAACTCCCCGAAGGCTCCAAATTTTCCGAAGCGCTTAAAGTTATCATTGCCGCTAAAGAAGCGGAATTAACCCAGAAAGGCACGCAGTTTAAGACACTGACCAAAACACTTAAGGAAACCGAGGAAAAACTCAAAAAGACGACCGAGCGTTTGGAGAAATTCTATGACCATACCGGTGTCGCCGATGACGTGGAAGATCTGGAAACTGCTCTGGTCGAATTAAAAGCCAAAGAGGAGGAAGCTCTGAAAAATGGCGGTAAGGCTGCTCCGGAGATCTCTCAGCTGCAGAAAGATATCGCCAAGCTGCAGCGTGATCTGAAAAAAGCCACTGAGGCTCAGGTGGCATCTGAAAAAACGGCCACTGAGGAACGGTCAAAACGCCAAACTAGCGAGCGCAATCGCGCCCTGCTGGCCTCGCTTACCGAGCATAAAGCGATTAAGCCTGACCAACTCCTCAAGATTCTATCCGATAGGGTCAAGGTCAATGACGATGACAGTCTTGTGTACCTCAAAGAAGATGGCGAGGAAATTGATGTGAAAACCGGTGTAAAGGGTTGGTTAGAGGCGAATCCCGAATTCGTATTCAATCCGCAGAATCCAGGTGCTGGCGGTGGCGGAGGGACTAATGGTAAGGCTGGCGATGCCGGCACTTTCGGTAAAGAATTGGCGCAACAAGTTACGGCCCAGCAGACACCGGCTCTGCAGAAGGGCCAGGAATTCTATTTTGGAAAAGGAGAGTAATGCATAATGAAATTTGTACAAACTGACTATCTTGGCACTAAAAATATCCTGAGGTTTCCGGATCACTATGTGACGGTATCGGTCATGGTAGATGATACCGATGTGACCGTGAACGCTGATGGTAAGAAGCTGGTTCTGGCCGGTACTGTCATTGGCGGTAACGGCGGCAAGGTACTGGAAGATCCGGATAATGTGATGGTAGTTGTCAAGAATGATGCCGATGCTGAAGGCGTCCTGTTTAACGATGTGGATGTGACCTATGGGCCTGCATCTGGCGCCATGCTTATTCATGGATTTCCATCCCTGGATAAACTGCCAGCAGTTCCTGCTGCAACGGCGGTTACGGCACTTGCTGGCCGTGTTGTATTCCTGAAATAAATAATAAAAGAGAGGATGAATCTTACATGAACATTTTTGATTTGATTAATGCCCAAGAGATTGGGGTTTATTACACTGAAACTGCCTCGAATCAAATTCCCTATTTGGGGGAAGTATTGTTTCCTCCAAAGAAAAAACTAGGTCTAAATCTATCATATATCAAAGGCAGCCAGGGCTTACCGATTATGCTGGCGCCGGCCGCGTTTGATGCCAAAGCACCTGTTCGGGATCGGATTGGCGTATCTAAAATTGAAACCGAGATGCCTTTTTTCCGTGAGTCCATGCGAATTGGCGAAAAAGACCGGCAGCAGATCCTGATGGCGATGGAAGCCGCCAATAAGGATTTGCTGAAACCCATGATTCAAAAGATCTTTGACGATGCCGGAAATTTAGTTAAAGGGGTAAATGTAGTTGCTGAGCGCATGCGGATGCAGATACTGTCGTCGGGAAAGATCCAGATCAAGGCAGATGGACAGAATTACGAATATCCGAACTTCCTAAAACCGGCTCAGCTAAAATCCTTGTCAGGCACTTCCAAATGGTCAGACACAGAAAGCTCCAACCCTGTCCAGGATATTTTAGACCTGATGGAGGAAGCCGAGGATGCCACCGGTAACCGGCCTGCGCGGGCAATCTGCACACGCAAAACGTGGGGCTATTTGTTGCAGAACGAAAAGATCAAAAAAGACATGAATCCGGTCGGCGGCTTAAATATTATCATGACGGACAATGTTCTTAAACAGTATTTCCTAGACAAACTGGGACTGACTGTTGTGGTCTATAATAAAAAGTTTCTGTTAAAGCTTGGCGGCGCTTCACAGCAGTTTTTCCCGGACAACGTGTTTACCTTGATCCCGGACGGCGCTCTTGGCAATACCTATTTCGGTACTACGCCGGAAGAAGCGGATCTTTTGACCAATGCCTCTCAGGCTAAGGTGTCCATCGTCAATACAGGTACAGCGGTTACCACTTACGCTGAACCGCATCCGGTAAACGTCCTGACGATCGTATCTGCAATTTGCCTGCCGAGCTTTGAAGCGGCAGACAGCGTGCGTATTTTGACGGTGGCGTAGGTATGGACGTCAAGTTTCAACTGGATTATCTGAAATTGCTGGCGGCGGCTGAAAGGTCGCCAAAACTGGCTCATGAGGCGATGGCGCTTGCATTAGGTGATTCAGCACTTGCAGTACAGGCGTTGGCTCGTGCGAAACATAATTTCCGTTCAAGTCCTGCAGCCATGCTGGAAAAGTCGGTTGATTTTGAAGTTGATAAAGCTGACATGAACGCCACGGTTTTTCTGGATGAAGCCGTGGCGCCTTATGCTTCCTGGGTACATGACGGAACAAAACCGCACCGGATATTGCCGAGGGCCAAAAAGGCACTTCGGTGGACGAAGGGTGGCAAGTTTGTGTTTGCTAAAAGCGTTTGGCATCCCGGAACCAAGAAAGATCAATTTCTCTACGAAGCCGGTACTAATTCCGTAGCGCAAATTAATCTGATATTTGCCCATGCGCTGGATGACTTGGCCGCACAACTTGAACGGCTGGCAGGAGGTGTATAATGGCCTATTTTGAAACAAGCGAAATCCGGGACAAACTGCTGCTGAAATTTGTTAAGCCGGAGGATGTGGCGGAAAGTACGGCCTATATTGACGATATTGCTATTCGCCTCGGGGTAGACCCGGGGCGAATTCCTTTGCCGGCGCCGTATCAGGTGCGGACACTGGCCATGTGCTACGCCCTGATGATTACGGCGCAGAATGAAACCCGGATGAATAGCGATGGCGGCGAGGACGGGGCTGACGCCTACGAACTGAAGCGCCGGATCTACGCCAAACGGGTGGCGGAACTTGAAGCCCAGGTTACGGCACAAACCCTGCTGGGCGGCGGCAGCCTAGGCAAGAAATTCCCGATATCCATTTCCTTAGGGAGGTGCTGACATGCTGTGGTGGCCTATCGCAAAGCATTTGGTGGATTTCCTGAATACGAAGCCCGAGTTTGCCGAACCCTGGCAGGTATACCCGGGGAGCAAGGGCAAGGCTAAGGAATACCCTTGCGTAGAAGTGCAGTGGGACCAGGAAGCCGGCCTGTCGATCCATAAGGCCAACGAAGGCAGCATTACTCTCTGGGTAGATACCTGGGTACCCTCTGATGATGTGGAACCCGATGCCGTATATCAGCAACAGTATGATGTTCAGCAGGTCATTTTTAACAGCCTCCGGGAATGGTCAGACTTGTTGCTCAAGGATTTAAAAATTGCAGCCAAAGTCGATTGTCCGGGGATTGCTTCCGAAGGCACAATTACCCGGCCCACTTTTGGCTGCCGAATGATTATTACGATTGAATGGAGGAAAAGTCGTGAACGAATTCAAATTTGACTTGCAAAGATTTGCCCGAAAGTCTGGCTCCAATGCCGAGGACTTAATGCTGGGTGCAGGTACCGTATACTTTGAGCGTTTTACTAAGCAGGGAGTGCCGACCGGTATCCTGCACCATTGCGGTAACGTAGATTCATTTAACCTGACAACGGAGGTCACCACCGTCACCAAAAACTCCAGCATGAACAGTGCCAGGGAGATGATGGCGGAAGTAACAACACAGGTTGCCGCCAGAGTCACAATGGCCTTTACCGAGTACGACCCGGCAAATCTCTCCCTGGGCCTGTACGGCGAGGCTGGAGTAGAAACGCAGACGGAAAAGGATGTAGAAGATGAAATCCATACGGTCTCACCTGATTCTGTATTACGGTTGCCGTACTATAATATTTCCGATGTCGAGATATCCCTGAAAAATCCGGTGGCAGCCTCAGTCGGGGCAGTGACTCTCACAACCAGCAATGGCTCAACCGGAACCGTGACTGCTGGTGGAACCTATACCGGGGCGGAAACGGTCGATTATTTTATCCGGATCACGGCTGCCAATACAACCGCTGGCGCGATTGCAGGCTGCAAATTCCAATGGACTAAAGGCTCCATCGCCGGGGTGTACAGTGAAGACATTGAGGCCGATGGAACTTCCTACTTGTTGGAAGAAGGGATTGCCGTCCAGTTAGCGGTGGCTGCTACTCAGAATTTTGTTGCTAATGAAATCTATAAGTTTACGGCTACTGCAGCCAGTGGTGCCTATATGCAGGGCAAAGACTATCATGTCTACGAAGTGGAGGCGCGTGCCGGCATTATTAATATTCCGCCGACATCATCCATCCTGGAAGACACGGAAGTCAAAGTTAGCTATCACGTACCTCAGGCCATTTTCCCCAAGATTATGGGCGCGATTGCCGGCCGCATTGAAGGTCGGTTGCTCTTTATCGGCGATCCGAATAAAGGGCCATGCTATAACGGTGAGTTCTGGAAATGCAGCATGAAGCCTGACGGGGATTTGTCGGGGCTGATCGGTACCGAGTTCGGCAGTTACAATATCCAGGCTACCTGCTTATCGGACCGGCAGGGGCATCCGGACGAGCCATTCTATAAACTGGTTAAAGTTTTATAATCTGAGCTGCCTTGCGGTGGCTCTTTTACTTTATTTTTGAGAGGAGTAAATACTATGATTGATAAAGACTTGGAGACTTTAATTCCGGATTGCGATATTACGCTGGCCAGCGGTGAGGTTGTGGTTATTAAACCGTTTTCCTTTGCTAAGCTGCCCAAGGTGGTTTCTTTAATTAATTCCATTGGTGTGGGTGTCTTGTCTTTGGCTGAAGCAAGGGAAGGTATACAAATAGAACCAGGAATACAGGCTGACGGCTTGCCTACTTTAGAAATTGACGATCTTGTTATAAATAAGATCAATAGCTTTATTGAATCGCATTTTGAAGAGGTTGTTGAAGTACTGGCCATCTACTGCCGGCGTCCCAAGGAATTTTTCATGGATGAAGAAAAGGGGCCTGACATAGAAGAAGCCTGCCAAATCCTACTGACGATTGTGGAGCGGCACCTAAGTTTTTTTACGAAAAACCTGCGTCCCATCGTGGCGCGGATCAAAACGAAGGCACAACCTGGAGCCAAATCGTAAAGACATTGAAACGGGAAGGGCACCTATTCAGTGAGATATGCGAATATACGCTGGATCAGATGCTCTTTTTTTATGCTGATGCCGTCGAGGCCAGAATTGATTATATGTTGGATGTCAGAACTGCTGTCTGGACGGATAAAGACGGGATAGATAAGTATATTGCTAGAATTGTGGAGGGGTAAGCATGGCTAAAATACAAATTACGATATCAGCTGAAAATGCACAGGCCATAGCCGCCCTGAAGCAAGTGGCCGATGTGGCAGTGCAGACAGGGGCAACAGTTAACGATGCAGGGAGTTCTAGCGGGTTTAGTGAGCTCGTTGCACAAGGCAAGCAAGTCATTTCCGTACTGCAGCAAATAGCCAGTGTGGTTACCGGCCTGTCCGGTCGAATGGATGCTGCCAGTCATTCTGGCGCAGAGGCCATGGCAGAGATTGCAGCTGCTGCTAAAAAGGCTGGCAGTGATGTAAAGCAAGCTGGTAAGACCGGTGCTGCCGGTCTTGACACAACTGGAACGGCCGCTGATGGAGCAAAGAAGAAAATCCAAGGTGCTGGAGATGAAGGCGCTCGCACTGGTGAGAAAATAAAAACAGGCGCCAAGAAGGGCGCTGATGCTTTGAAAGAAGCTCAGCAGAATGCCTCTGCTTTTGGGCAGACCTTGGCCAACGTGACGATTATCGCTAATGGCGTCTTTACCATCTTGGGCAAGTTCAAAGATGCAATTACGAGCGCTGTTGCCCCCGGCGTCGAGTATACCAAGCAAATGGAGTCGGCGCGCGTCGGCGTTGCCGGTATTTTGCTGTCTATGACCAAGCTAAACGGCCGGCAGCTAGAACTGAATGAGGCCCTGTCTATTTCCGAAGAGACATTTAAAAATCTACAGCAAAAATCCTTGCAGTTTAATCTTAATATTCGAGATACCTCTGCGGCCTTCCAGGCCATTGTCGGACCTGGACTGGCGGCACAGATGACACTGGAGGAAATGACGGCCTTTGCTGTACAAGGTACGAAAGCGGTTAAATCCTTCGGGCTTGACTCCATGCAGGTGGTTCAAGAACTGAGAGCTATGGTTTCTGGCGATATCAATATGGACAGCCAAGTATCCAAAGCCATGGGCATTACAGCTGCAGGAGTTGCTGAAGCCAAGCAAACGGCAGGCGGCCTATTTCAATACCTCACTGATAAGCTCAAAGGATTTACGCTGGTTGCAGGCGAGATCCCGAAAACTATTGCCGGTAAGACGGATATGCTTACCGCGGCTCTGAGCCTGGTTTCGGAAGCTGGCTTTAAGCCGCTGGTAAACTCAGCTAAGAATGTTTTTGATGATATTATTGGCTATCTTCTGGTTACAACTACAAAAACCGATGAATTCGACAAAAAAATCAAAACGGTTGAAGTAAATCCTAAGCTTGTCGCCACATTAAATGATGTGTCCGATTATTTAACCAAAACGGCAAATGATGTTGTAACCTTTGGGAAAGCAGCGTCCAGCTTTCTGAGTCCGGCAGTACCTATCTTAAAATTCATTGGCAATCATGTTGTTGTAATTGCGGCCGGTTTTGGCACATGGATAATTGCAGGGGCAGTCATTAGTACGATCAAAGGTGTTGGCACTGCGATTATGGTGGTGGAAGGTGTCCTGAAAACAGGTGCAGTAGCTTGGCGGGCGTATAATCTTGCCATTGCTCTTGGATCAACTAATATGAAAGCCTTTGCCATCTCAACGAGGGTGGCGAATATCGGGTTAGGTGCTTTTAAAATAACCGTAAGAGGGTTGCTTGCCTCTACCGGTATTGGGCTATTGGTAGTAGGCGTGGGGATGCTAGCCGAAAAGATGCTGGGGTTAGCCGATAGCACAGACAAAGCAAATGATGCTTATCTGCGGTTTAAAAACGGGCAAAATGGACCAAAAGGCATGCTGGGTTTTGAATCAGTACCGTTTGAGGCAGGCCCAGATGCTGACCCAGGAAAAGTCAGTAGTGGAGATGGCGATCCAGGCGGTAAGTCTTATGGCCTGTGGCAGTTATCTTCCAACATGGGCACATTGCAAAGCTTTATCGAGTGGATAAAGCAGGAAGGCTATCAAGCTGGTAATTTTTTAGAACAAGCAGATGATGTTTGGGATGGAATAACATATCTGCCCGGACACAGTATCGAACTTGCGTCGGCTGAATTTGACGCCCGGTGGAAGGAAGCAGCGAAAAAATTTGGCGACAGTTTTATTGAAGCCCAGCAGCGATATATTAAGGAGACTCATTACGATCCCCAGGTGAGAGCATTGCAGGGGCAGGGGGTTGATGTAACTTCCCGGTCAAAAGCACTTCAGGAAGCCGTATGGTCCACTGCGGTGCAACATCGGAATAATACAACCAGCATAGTTAAAGAAGCGTTTGACAAGGTTGGTGGATTTGGCGATGACGACACCGAACTTGTCAAGGCGATTTATGATGTTCGTGCTCGGCGTATTCAAAATGACAATTACCTGCCCCAGGATACTAAGAATGCAGTAATTGATCGTTATTTACGGCCAGGTGGCGAATTGGAGACTATGCTGGCCTTGAACACAAAGACCGGAGTTAATACGTCTGGCTTGTCGCTCGTTGATCCGGCCCAAACCGCAAAAGACCTCAAGGATGCCCAATTAAAATACCTGCAGGCACAACGGGACGGTCTTATTGAGCAGTACATTGCACAGCTTGAACAAGAAGAACAGGACGTAAAACAAAAGTTCACTGTTGGCGAAATCGGCGATGATAAGTATTTTAGCCAAATCGGTACGATCCTTACTAATAAGATTTATGCTCAAATTGAGAACATAAAGGCAGAGATTAAGGATAAGACCGAGACACTGACTAATAAAAATTACTCTGCTGCAGATAAGAAGAATACTGAAGCGGAGATTGTAAAACTAAATAATGATGTTGCCGCCAAAGAGGCGGAGCTTCAAAAAGCCTTGAGTGCCAATTCCTACGAGTTCCAGCAGGCTGCGCTTCAGTCAAAGGACGAGGCGCTTGATGCGCAAATTGAAGCGTATACAGCGCAGGGCAGGATGGAAGCGGCGGCCAAACTGGAATTACAAAAGTCCGAGAACGCCAAAAAGCTGGCCAAACTTGTCGCTAATAAATCCGAGGCCGCTATAAAAGCGTTGGAAGTTGTCAATGCAGACAAACTCATTGAAGCGCAGTTTACCGAGGCGACTGCCAGTATCAGCTATGCGGTTGAGGATATGCAGCTTGCGCAGGGCAACATGATACAAAGCGTGGTGAATGGCACAACCTCAGTCGCCGACTCCGTTAAACGGTTTCAGACTGATTTTGATGCTAAAATTCTTGCTGATGTAACCAAGTTGAATGCCATGCTGGTTGATGCTAAGAAGTTAGGCCTGACAGCCAGGGCAAGGGAGATTGAAACCAAGCTTCGGGAAATTAAGGGCACTGTAATTGATTATATCTCCGATCTCATTTCGGCACTGGATACTGATTTACAGGCTAAAATTGACGCGATTAATGCGGATAGCGGTCTGACGCCTTTGCAGAAGAAAGACCTAATTGAAGCGGCGGAGCGTTCAACGGCGGCGAAAAAGGCTGTTGCATATGGGATGCAGGCCGAGGCTTATAATGCCCGTGGAGATAAGGGCGATGGACAGATGGCGCAACGAACTAGAGAACAAAAGGATTTAAATGAAGAAACTCAGAAGTACGAAACGATTTTGCAAAAAGTAGAGAAATCTGCTCGAAACGCCTTTGAAGATGGTCTGGTCGAATTCCTATCCGAAGGTATCACCCAATGCGCAACACTAGGCGAAGCCTTCCGTAACCTTGCTAATACTGTTTTAAGTGCAATCCAGCGGGTTTATGCTGAGGCATTAACGAAAAATATTATGGCTGCTATGGGACTAGGCGGATCATCTGTAATTCCTGAGTTTACACTTCCAACGCAAAACGTAACTGCCATAGCAAAACGAGCTGAAGGCGGCTCTCTTGACGCTGGAGACAGCGGCCTGGTGAGAGGGCCGGGAACCAGTACAAGTGATAGTATCCTTGCCTATGCACAGCGGTTTGGTAATTTCTTAAAAATTTCTGCCGGTGAATATGTAGTGCGCGGGGCTGCTGTTGCAAAATATGGCAGGACCTATCTCGACAGGCTTAATCGTGGGCTTGTACCAACTGGTATGCTTAGAGCCTATGCTAGCGGCGGTTCGCTTGCTAATCGGAACATTGCTAGCACAGAAGCACCTGGCCCGCAAGCGTTGGCGGCTGAATTGACTACGGGCGACAATATCGTCAACCTCAAAAACATTAACGTATTTGACAGAGACGAAATTGTTGGTGGATATATGCGGGGACGGTCAGGTGAACGGGTAATGCTGAATTTTGTAAAAAACAATGCAACAACAGTTAATCATATCCTAAAAATGCGGAGTTAATTGACGGAAACCGGCAAATAATGGTAAGATTAAAGCAAAAAGGATGGTCAAAATATGAGATTTGCAGTAATCCTTTTCGCTTTGCTTTTCTTTTTGCCGTTGAACGCTGAAGCAAAAGTGTATTCAAAATACGATTCTTTTGATAATTCCCAAAAGGTATATAGTTTGGTTTATGATTTGGGCTTTTTTGATAAATCTTTATTTACAAAATTTTATCCACGGCCTAATAAGCCCGATGATGTTACTATGTATCTTTTAAGCCTGACAAAAATATCTTTCAAAGAATGGTACTTCTTTTCTCCTAAAGGATCTGCTGTAAAAATAGATGGAGAAATACAAGAACTCTCCACCATTGATGTATCACGCGACTATAAATCAACAAGCTATAAACCAGAAATGATTACCTCAGTTATGCTTAATCTCACACCCCTAGCCGACAAGATCAAAACCGCCCAAACGGTAGTATTCAGAATCTACTTCGACAACCAGGCATCCGTTGATTTGGTCCTCCCCGACGCCGTCCTTGCCGAGTGGAAAGAAGTCATCAATACCGAGAAATAAGCAATAGTCCCCGGGTTAGCAAGTAGTTCGTACTAAGGTCCATACTAAGGTCCGTACTAAGGTCCGTACTAACAAAACCTTTTACAAACTGTATAAATGGGTTATAATAAACATAGAACATAAAGAACGCCCCTACTGCTATAGGGACGTTCAGTGGATACTGGAGGCTACTTAAAGGTAAAAGTGACTTGTGCTGGTTTTAGTAGCATTATCGCCGCAACGATAAGTAACCAGACAAGTACTCGTGGAGAAATCCACATGGCTTTCACCTCCTGTATTCGTTTGTAGGACAGAGCTGCTATCTCTGTCCTATTTTATTATACCTGATTTTGATTAATAAAGGCTGCCAATTTTGGCCGAATCTGTGTCAAAATTGGCCTATCAAAAGACAATAACCCCTGGATATATTCCGGGGGTTATTGTTATGCCTAATTTTAAGGAGGTAAAGCATATGCAAACAGGAATGATCAGTCAACTTACAGGCCCAGGCATTCGCGTTTCAACTAACGATAACCAAGAAATCATCCAACTGCTGCGGCAAATCAATGAAAAATTAGATACTATTGCTGCCAAGCATCAGTCTTCTGTGATTCTTAATGCTGTATCGCCGGAAGAAGTCAGTAAGCGCCTAAGCGATCCGGAAATGCGGAAGCGGATGATAGAGATATTGCAGGGAAAGAGGCGCGATAATCAATGAATGATCAGAAGGATCAGTATGACAAATCCGCTCAAGAGTATTGGGCAATTGTTTTCGCTTTCATCGACATGAACCGGAAATTGGTCGATCGGCTAGATTCTATTGAGATTCACAGCGCCGAAGACATCGCGGCGCTTGAAAGCTTGGGCAGAAATGCCGTTGTTATTCGCGGCCTATTATGGGATTGAAGGAGGAATATAAAAATGTCAATTATCAATAGCCCCAATTACATCATCAATAAGCACCGTAAAGAAGCCCATGAAAGCATGATTAAAGAAAATCGCAAACTTGAACAAGAAGCCCTTGAAAAAATCCGCAATGATTTAGGAAGAGCCAGCCTATTAAATCTTAACCCTGATGGGCTAATGTCTCACCGGGCGGCAGCGTGGAATTTTGATTATCTTAAAACTTGCGCAGCGGACAAAGACTTTGGAGACGATCTGATTTTCTTAATGATGGTTCGTAACCGGGAACGGGAAGATTTAGAAAAAGCAGCCGAAGCTGTAGTCGATATTTTTCAGAAAGAAAGGTTTACCGTGTCAGAAGCGTTGCTCTTTATGAAGCATGTTGAGGGGCTTGTGATGGCAAGCCCGGTTAACTTCTGAGGCTGGGCAGGTAATTGATGCCGCCGCGCGTGACCTGGTTGCAGTCGCTGTCTCTACACAGGGATGTTTCCAGGCATTTACGGTCAACGCGCGCTCTGATCATTTCTTCGTGCTTGGCATTCATGTTGCTATTTTTGGTCCTATACTCACACCGAACAGAAACCTGCCGGTCTAAGTGTCGGCAATAGGCTATTTCATTATCGAATACTGTAGAAATTCATCATCACTCCATATGCTTCGGCTGCGATTTAAAACATTCGACAATAGGAAGATGTTTCCTGTAAACAAAGGAGGAATTGATTATGACATGGGAAGAGTTTGGTAAGCTTCCGGAGACCCTGGCAGCTCTGGAGCAGCGTATTGCTGCATTGGAAAAAGAAAAAGCCGGTCTAAAAACAGACCGACAAGAAAAAGCGCCCGGGCCTATAAATTCTAAACAAGCTTGCGAAGATATCCGTAATATTTTACAGCAGTTTCGATCACAGCAAAATAATTTAGATAATGAAAAATGCGATATAACGGACATTGTCTTTTTAAGGGCTAACGGAGCAATTCAATGCATTAGCATAGACGAAGATTAATAATTTTCGCCGTGTTTCATGCGAAACTCCATGAACTCGCGAAACGCTTCAAGGCAGACCGTAATAGCGATTTGAGCCGCTTTCCTTTCTTCATCGCTAGAGAAAGCGGCGTTCATTTTTTCTGAAAGTGACGATTGTATAGGGGTGAGTATTTGGTTAATACGTTCTCTTCTTGTATCAGCTGAGGACGTTATTGGAAGATGTGTCTCTTTAAATTTCATGATACTCCTTCCCGCCTGGGCCCCATCCAATTATTCGACACCCTTTACAAAAATATCCTTTAAAAGAAAGGATATTGCAAGCGGAAAATACTCTCTTAGCGAGGTAAAAAGTATGGAACCCCTGGATGTGGTAAATAAAATTTTAAATTCAATAGTGAGTATAACTGCCATAATAGCAATGGTAATTATCGCCCGGGGGTTTATCAGAAAGCGGTAATTTAGGTTTTGCTATTTTGATACTGAAATAATGAGGAGGAATTACTATGCATTTTGGAGATATTTCAAAGCTTGATACAGAGACACGTATTATTATTCTGGAAAAAGAAAATGCCGGTCTCAAGCGGCAACTTGAGGAGCGGCAAAGCTCTGATATGCGAATTTCAAATCTTGAAATGGCATATGTTGCATTGCGAGGGGATCTGCAACGGGCCTTCGAATTATTCCAAAAGGATATTGTGCAAGTGATGGAAACCCAAGTTGCTATTATGGAAAAAGAAGCAGCCGCGCTCAAGCGTCAAATTGAGGACCGGCCGCAACACATTGAAGAGTTAGTCCAAACTGAGATAGGAAAGTTCTTTAAGGGAATGACTTTTGAAAAATGGGATGAGATAGTGAACGGAAAATAATCTCTTAGTGAGGTGAAATGCGTGGAACCTTTGGATATGGTAAATAAGATTTTGCTTTTAATAATTCATATAGTGGCACTAGCTACATTGGTTCGCTGGTTCATTGCTGGAAATAAAGCTGTTGCCAACGGTATTCACATCACTCTTAAAGGAGTTCAAGTCACTATTAAAAAGGAATAGCCTAGCTTATGCGTTAAGGAATAAGGGGGATTATATTATGGACTTCATTGACAAGTCAAAGCTTAGCCCGGAACAGCACATTGTGCTTTTGGAAAAAGAAAATGCCGCGCTCAAGTTGCAGCTTGAAGAACGGCAAACTGTTAAATATGAAGATGAGAATTGGGCGAGAGTAGGAAATTACGCCGTTTACATCAAGACAGCAGTGAGTGAAATTCCTGCTTCTTTCAGAAGAGAGGAACACGAAGACCTTAACCTTATTAGTGAATCCTTTGGCAATTTTTTTGAGTGTACAGGCCTCGTAATCGCGCAACTATTGCGTAAAGAAATCAAGAAGGAAGTGTAAATAAAGCTATTCAGTTACTTTTTCGAACCCATCTGCTGTGATGTCAAAATGCGTTGGCATTCGGTAAAAACCTCTCTTTCTTATTACAATAAATTTTCTTTCTTCAAGAGTGTTAAAGGCGAGGTAAAAGACCTTTTCGGGCAGATTTCCTTCTTTCTCTTGATACAATGTAATAACCTCATCTGCAGGAACAAAAAGGTTTTTCATGTCGGAATTCTGATGGTACTCGCAGGAAATCTCCAATAGCTTTTTAGCAATGGCAGGAATATTATGCATTCGGTATCACCTCCCTTCAGGGGTGAAAATTCGACAATAACCATTAATTACCTTCATTGCCAAGTGTTAACCGAACTCTCCGGAATTTCCGGAGGGTTCTTACTTTAAGTTTGAAAGGAGGCATCACATGGCGGCATTAGAATTTATCGCCAACGGTACGCTGGAACTGGTCAAGACCGTGGTAACCTTCTTGACTGATCCAGAAAACTTTGGCACAAATAATCAATGGACACTGATCCGGCCTGCCACCGTGGAAGCTATCACCATAACTGACAAGGTGATCCTTAAGGGAGTGGGTGATGGCGAAGATGAAATCTATGTTGGCATTAAAATCGAATCTACCGGCGCTGCCGGCACAGATGCGGCCATCGTTTTCAACGGCTTTGCCGGATATGATTCCGGCTTAGAATGGGAAGAGCAGCCGGGAGCCATCTACCATGAGTTCCTGCCAACTATGCCCCTGGTGGAGATATCCCGGCTGAATTGCTGGTTAACAGCTAATACCTCCCGGTTTATGCTGGTGGTGCAATTATCCACGCAATATGAGTGTTGTTACATTGGTTTCTTTAAGCCGGTGGCAGTAGAAAGGCAGTACCCATATCCCCTGGCCATCGGTGGCAGTTACATCCAGGGCAAGTCCTGGGCCAGTACTTCTGCCGGGCATAGTGGTTTTATGAATCCTGGTTCCGACTCGTATGCCGGGCTAGGTGCCTTAGGCGTAACACCTACAGAAACAGCCGCGCAAGATACCACCTCTTTACGGATACGCAGACCGGACGGTACCTGGCGGGCCGCTCAGAATAAAGGGCCCGGCGAAACGGCCCTGAAATATGAAAGGCTCTGCGTCTGGCCGACAAATACTGAACCGACCAATGTATTGACTGTGCTGGACAACAGCTTAACAATAGAAAATGTCATCATGTTCCCTTACCTTCTTTATGAAACCTATCCGGCAGGGGTGATTGGCCAACTGGCCGGCATCTATTTTATTGGCAACCGGGAGGACCTGGCGGCCAAGGACACGCTCATTCACGAAGGCAAGCCCTATAAGGTATTCAACAACGTTTTCCGCCGTGATAATGACGAATACTTCGCCATTGAGTGGTTTTAAGGTGGTGGTGCAATGGCTCCGTATCAAAAAAGACAGATATACAGCTTTGCCGATGCCATAGAGCAGATTATTGCTTATGTAACATCGGAAGAACTGCACGGTGAAGATGCCTGGCAACTGATCCAGCATGAGCCTTGGCCAAAGGGGACCATCCTCAGGGCCCATGGCTGGCAGCCAGGTGAAAAGCAATACATCGGCCTGATGACTACAGCCATGTATATGGGATCAAGCTACAGGAACTGGTTCCAGGGCAGTGTCCTCGGCAATAAGGAAGTCATTGCCACCGAGTTTGTATATAACAAGAACGGCTTGAACCTGCCCCATGGCACTCCGTTTGTCGTGGACGATTTGTCCGTCACAGTTCAATCTGTTTCTTATGAGTGGCAGGAACATGAAGTCAATGATCAATTTACCTACAAAGTTGGCGTCCGGAAGATGGATGGTAATAGTTCGACAACCTATACCTTTTCCAACCCTGAGATCTTTGCCGGCAACAGCCAGGCGTTATTTTTCGGCGTGTTCAAACAGTATGATGAGGATTTAAACTGGCATGAACAGCCTGGCGCGCCGACACCACCAGTTAAACCCAAAGCCATAAAATACTATACCTCTAGAAGCCCCAACCCGACTAACTGGGTACCGCCGGCTTATCCCGGTGTTGGTTTCCCCGCCATCGGCTGTGATGCCCTGGGGTTTATTGACGGTATTGCTACCTTGTGGATGGTAAAGGACCGCCACAGGCTTACTATTGTCATTCAGAACAGAGATTACTGGGATGTGGCACAAGCCGGTTTCCTGGTACCTAACCACAACCCCACGGAATATGCCTTTCCGGCTGTTGTGGTTGGCAGCCATTCCGGAGCCATGCCTGTCATTGAGCCGTTTACTTATCCTGGCGCTTCTGCCCCGACTCTGGAAACGGGTTACAAATTTGACTATAGCCTAACCAATACCCAATTGAGCCACGGCAACATGATGTACGCGGCCGCTCCCTGGACCGGGGGAACCTGGAACGATAATAACTGTGTGTCCCAGGTGCAGGCTATGCTGCCGGACGGTACATGGAAATGCTTTGCTAATTGGGCGGTAACAAAGGAAATATTATCGGAAAGAAGCGGTGGCACAGTCCCTATATACTATTTTGCCAACAAGGAACCCGAACAGCCCAGCGGCATGAACTATACCATTTACCCCACTTACCTGGATGTGACGGAGCTGCAAAATGTCTACGACACTACTGATGAACATCTCATTAAGTACCAACTGGAACCGGTACGGCTGATGCAAAATGAAAACACTGCCAATCCCCGGAGGGCTATCCTGGGGGACCTATGGCGGATCTACTGGCCCAGCAGGAAGGTGGCCCGGTACGGCGAGCAGGTATTGGACGGAAAAATGCATTTGGTCATTCCCTGTGGGTGGGAAGGCCGGCAGTTCCATTACCCGCACGGCTTCACCCGTGTTGTCGATCCAATCACCCTATTGGCCACGCAGCGCCGAATTGCCAAAAAATCAGAAACAATGAAATGTGTCATCCGATTGGAGGATTAAACGATGGCTTTTCAAATGTATGAGTATTTAGGTGGGCCAAATGACGTTTTGACCAAAATGAGAGATTTTGCTTTAGCCAATGGCTGGTCTATCTTGGAAAATCTCACAGATGATATCCCGATAGATGGGCAAATTGTGGAAACACCAGAAAACACGCAAGAATACACCATACCTTCTTCTGGAAATACTTCTACTAATGGTTTCTTGTGGTCTAAATATGACGGCAACGTTCCCTTGGAATATGAAGGCAATGATGGAGACGTATGGGAAATTATAATAGTGCGTGAAGTTTCAGTCATGATGCCTGTTATTAAATGGAGAATAAATGGTGGTCCTTGGAGCGCAGAGCTGACTATGAGTAGTATCTCCATGGTGCACTTAGAAAAGAATATTAGGATTTTGCAAGCTGCTGCTGGTGGATTAGGCCCATTTACTTATGTAGCAGGCGATACTTGGTCATTTACAGTAAGAAAACACACTATTGTTATACCAGGTACTGACGGCAAGAGACTAACCATCAAAAAAGGTGATGTTTATGCTTGTTTTAGGTCTGCCAACGGTAAACCAATTTTTCAAACCCAATTAAATGCTATTCCCGCTAATGCTTTTGGCATAGGGCTAGTTTGCTCCACCAACTATAGCGCAACACCAATAACTGGATATTGGTTCGATCAACCAAATGCTACCAAACTGAGATCAACACAAGAGGTTATAGGTGTTGGCATTCCTTGTAACCCAGGCTCAAATTACCGACTCTATTGCAATTATATAAATGACCCTTCGGATTTGTTGGTGTTTAGCTTAGAAATACGACCGGGATATTTTCAACATTTAGCTGTAGCAAATACTAATAAAGTTGGGGCTTGGACTGGTGGCACCATATATTCCGGAAGCAGGAATAGTGTAAGAATGTTTTCCGCCAATGTCGAAGATTTAAACACAGTGGAATCGGAAAGCAACCACCTATTCGGGATGTCCAAATATGCAAGCACTTTCTTACGCATAGATATTGATGCCGCTCCCTTGCGGATGCCTTCTGTTCTGTGGGCCAGCGCGGGTCCTGATACCAGTGATGCTCAGGCTTGTTATACCGGTAAGATGCTGGCGCTGGGAGTCATGAACAACGATTGCCTGACAGCCACCTGGCTGCCGAAGGTGCCCCACTATGGTTATTTGCAAAGCCAAAACAGCAAGGATTCCGGCCGGAATACCAACACACTGAACTGCATTAGTGTCAACCTGCCAATGGCGCTGTACGTGATGCGGGACCCCGATTCCCTGCGGAACTTTAGCCAGGTGGGTTATGTACCCGGGATATATGCCATATCTTTGTTTAACATCACGCCTACCCAGTTGTATGAAATCAGCTATCCGCAGAGCGGCAACCTGCATCAGGTGTTCCCACACGTGCACCGCAAAGGGGCATTCGGCTATGACGGGTTTAGTATTAAGCAATAGCATTAGGGGGTGGCGCTATGGCTGACCGTGGCGGCTGGATACAACCCGGCGTACAGGGGATACGGCGCTACCGTCAATTGGGACGGACGCCGCTGCCGTACATATCTGTAAAACTGAAACACCTGGGCCATGTCGGCAAGCAATTCGCCGACTATTACGGGGATGAAATCACTTGGGACCAGTTAGGCAGTTTGCAAATTCCCTGGGGCAATAACACCACCATCAAGTATGCTGTGCTGCAGCCCGGATGGACCTACTGGTGGGAGATCGGCACCTGGGACTTTACCGTGACTGATGAGCTAGGTAATGCCACCGTTGAGAAGGTCAAGACCTTGAGCGATCTGGGTATTACCTGGCAGATCTTCGAGAGCCATCAATTTTCCATTCACATCTCAGGAAAGTTTGAAAATGATGCTTTTTTAATAGCCCGGCGATATCGGCGAGGAACCGACGGAGACTGGTATGAGCCCCCTGTCCAGGGACACATGATGCTGTATCTCTGGGGAGAATTTGAAAAGTATCTTCTGGGGTATATTCATGTTGAACACCGGCGTTTAGTCCCGGCCAACCATGCAGAGGCGGCCGATGTACAATATATTGACGCCGATGTGACCGGCTTAATCCGATCACTGGTATTTGCCCATGTGGCCACTTTATCGGCCACCGGCAACTTCCCGGCTGAATTGCTTGAAAAAGATATTAACACAGTGGTGGAAAAGGTGCTTAAGGATAAGCAAGCGGAATCATATATTATGGGGCAAATGCTCATGATCCAGGTGTTTGCTTCGATTAATGAAATGTCCAAGCCTGTATATGAGCCCTGGATGCTGTGGTATCTCTGGCAGTGGATGGGCAAGAGCGGTGTTGTCGTGTCGCGGGAACGCGTATTTGACTTGTCGCCATGGTGGGGGTGATTGTGTGGCCAATGATGTCAAATTATCGGAAACCATTGAATTCCTGACCCAGATCCACACGTCCTGGGACAACAACGAGCAGCGGGCCGCCATAAGGACTCGGCCGCGCCGGAGCATATCCTATGAATACATCGGTACTGAGACTCGGCAAAGCCAATATCTGCGGTCCCTGGTCTATGCCCAGCAAACGCAGATGTTTCCAATGCCGCTATGGCACGCCGGCGATCGGCTGGGGCATAAATTGTACCAGAGCCAGGCTATGGTTAAGCTGAATCCGGAGAATATCTGGCAGTGGCGGGGATGCAGCGGCTGCAACATATGGTGGAATGATCATTATGGCGGGACGTATTACCCCTTAGTAGGATTTACGGCTAATGGAGAAGTGGGATTAGGTAAACAAGTTGATTCAGATATTGAAAAAGGGACTGTGGGCATCATGCCTGTAGCCTGGGGTGTTTTATCGCAGTCAGACAGCTATGTGAATATGACTGGAAGTGTAACTGCGTTGAATATTAACGTTGAGCTGATGCGAGAGGCCGAGGCCCCAGTTTTGCCAACCGCCTTAGACCAGTTTCATAACGAAGCAGAACCGATCAGGTATGGCAAAAACCTGCCGACTGAACATAACGGCTATGAGCTGTTTCTAAAAAGCCCCAATTGGGCCAATGATATGAGCGCGAATTTCTCCCGCAATGCTAATCGCCTGGACAATCAGTCCGGGTCTTTTTTATATGATTTGAAGAGTACAACGCCCACGGAAACGCGGCAACTGGAATACGTTCTAAGCAGCCGCCGAGAGATTAATAACATGCAAAGGTTCTTCATCAGGCTTAAGGGGAGAGCCCATTCTTTTTATGCGCCGACATGGCTGTCGGATATTGAATTGATTGAATCGGGCGCAGCGGCCGGAGCTACCGCGCTCATAACAAAATTTCCGTTTTACTGGAAGTATTATGCCAATAACAACCGAAGGAAAAAAGCCGTCGTCTTTTTCAAAGACGGGACGGCTCAGATTATAGATATTGCCGGCTACACTACGGACGACACCGGCGAGTTCGGCAAGGTCATGCTGGATAAGCCGCTCTCCTTTGCGCTACCGACGAAGAATATCGAAATGATTAGTTTTCTCTGCCGGTACCGGCTGGACAATGATGCCATGGTCACCAATTATGAAACCGTTGATGTGGCCAATACCGCATTTACATTAATGGAGGTGAATCAGTAGATGGCCAATACCAATATTGCTATGCATGAGTTTTCCCAGCAGGACGGGCAGCCGGTGGAGTGCTACCGGTTTACGCACGATTTAAGTAATTACACGTATACCTCTAATGCCGATGATGTGATGCTGACCTTCAACGATAATGGGCTGACCCGGACTGAAACGTACTATGCCACCTACATTGAGCGGGATGCGATCAAGCCGGTATGTAAAGGGGATTCCTCGGCTCTGGGTGTTACGGTGACAAAGGATAATCCCATTGCTAAACTCTATCAGGGATTTCCACCGGAAAAACCGGTCACGCTAACAATCTTCCGGTTCCATGCCCAAGATAAAAGCAAGAAGGATATTGTTTATGCCGGTCGAGTCGGCCAAGCGTCTTTTGAGGATTCTACCTGTACGCTGACGGTTACGCTGGAGAGCTGGGCCAACCGGGAAATTCCAAACGGGATGCGACAATTCTACTGCAACAACGTGATCTATGATCATAACTGCCAGCTGGTGGAAGATGACTGGAAGGTACCTGTTTTTGTGGACAGCGTGTTGAATAGCTTGACTATCGTCAGCCAACAGTTTGCGGCCTATGCCGATGGCTATTTTGCCAACGGTATCTTCCGGTTTAATGGCAGTTCACGGCTTATCGTTGAGCATAAAGGGAACCGAGTTAGACTAAAATACCCCTTTACGCAACTGCCTTATGAGGAGGTAGTCGTGTCCCCTGGCTGCGACCATCTTTTTTCTACTTGTGCAAAAAGGTTTAACAATACCCTTAACTTCACCGGCTGCCCCTATGTGCCGCCGGCCAATCCCGAACGCACGGCAACTGGCCGGGGTGTATACTGGGTAGATTCTGCTATTGTGCAAAGGGATACAGATGGCTATGTTGGCACAATTTCCATGTAATGAGGTGATAAAATGGCTATGAATCCCTGGGTGGGGTGGTCGCTCTCTACATTGGCGATATTTCTGCTTAATAAGAACAGTAACAGTGACAAAAGCGAGGAGAAACCGGAAGAACTTTCCCTAACCGAGACCAAGACCGGGACGCCTATTCCCGTAATACAAGGCAAAGTCATGATTAAGTCTCCGCTGACGATTTATTACGGAGATTTTAGAGCGGATAAGTACACGGAAACCTATTCGGCTCATGCCAAGTTTTCTGCCTGGCCGATTTTGCTGACGATGTTGTTGGAGTGGGCTTTAAAACCAAAAACAGGGAGTTCGGTAGATTCAGTTACGAATGGACACGCCAAAGATGAACATACCCACCCCCAACTGCGTGTAACAGGACAGGCCACGCTGACCGGACAGAATACACCGAGTGGGCAGCATGACCATGACGTAAAAGAGACTGAAGGCCCTAATTATTTAATGGCATTAGCAACTTGGCTACTCAGTTGGCTGATTAACGGCCGCAATCTTAAAACCACTATGCAAAAAGGCTTCAAATATTATCTCGGCTATCAGCAATTGGTCTGCTGGTCAAGTCCCGGTATGCGTCTGCGGACTGTGTATCTAGGGCAGAACAAGGTCTGGGAAGGCGATGTGTCCCGCGAATCGGTTGGCTCTGGTCCCTTTGTTATCCATGTCAATGAGGCTGAGCTATTCGGCGGCCCGGATGAAAACGGCGGTTTTATCGGTGAATTGCACGTTTATCTTGGCGGTGACAGCCAGCAGGCCGATCCGTGGATGCAAGAGCAAATGATGGCCGAATCCGTACAGGAGGAGCTGCGCGGGCTGACACCGGCATACCGGCCTTTTGTGTCGGTGGTTGTGCCTACCGCCTATGTTGGCAAGCAGGCTACTATCCCGGAGCTGTGGCTGGAATTGCAGGTGACTCCTAACTGGCTTGGGATCGGCGCTGTCGGAGAAGATACTAACCCGGCAGAGAGTCTGTATGAGATACACGCCAATAATAACTGGGGGCTTGGCCAAAGCCCAGAGTTGATTGACAAAGAGTCCTTAGTAGCGGCTGGGACTAAACTAAAAGAAGAGGGACTGGGAATATCGCTGACCATATCCAATAAGGCCGCTGCTAGAACAATCATTGATTCTATTTGTGACCACATAAATATGGTTCGGTACCAGGACCCCCAAACCGGTAAATTAGTCTATAAACTGATCCGTGATGATTATGATCCGGAGCAGCTGGTGCTACTTAACCAGAGTAACTGCAGCAGGATTACCTTTAACCGATTGGACTGGCGGGAAACGGTCGGTGAGATCTGCGTGACCTATACTGACCGGGCCGCACAATATGAGCAGAGCAGCATTAACGACAATGATCCGGCGGTGATCGAGTTGTCAGAGGGGAACAAGGTCACCAAGAGCTATGACTATCCTTATTTCACGGTGGCTGAAAACGCCTTATGGGCAGCCAAGCGGGAGTCCTACCAGCAAGGATATCCTTTGGCCACCGGCTCTATTACCGGAGATAGGACCCTATATAGTTTAAGGACCGGCGATGTGGCGTTACTCAACTGGCAGCCCTACGGGATCAAGAATCTTCCGATCCGCGTCACCGGCATTGACCTGGGGGACTTTGTTGATGGCAAGATCACCATAGAGTTTATGGAGGATGTATTCGGCCTTGGTAAAGCGGACTACAATTTTGATGGCAGCACCGGCTGGAAAGACGAAGTCAAATATCCAACTGGCGTTCAGCATTTCCGGTACCTGGAGCTGCCCTGGGAGCTGATCCCGGACAAGGACACCCATGTATTTGCCCTTGCTGCCCAGCCGGACGTAAAAACCGTGCAATGGAATATCTGGCGTAACAAGGAGCCAATTGGCTGGACTGCCACTACAAGCCTTAATAAGTGGACAGCAGCAGGCCGGCTGATTTACGCTCTATCGGAATTTGCTGATCAGATTGATATGATTGGTGTTGAACTGATTGACATGTATGGGTTAAAGGATCTGACTTCTGTAACCCTGCCGAATGGCGCTCCTGATATTTCCGCGGCCCGGAACGGGGATAAACTGATTGCTGTGGGCAATGAGCTGATGGCCTGGAGCAGTATCGAGCAGCTGCCGAGTGGCAACTGGCAGATCAAAGGTCTGATTCGCGGGGCTTATGATACCGTTCCCCAGAATCATGCGTCTGGCTCCATGTTTTTCTTCTTGGAGCCGCAGACTTACGCTAACGTTACCACCGGCGGCCCGGTCTGCAAGCAGGGATTAACCATTACGGAATTTTATAACATAACGACAACCTCGGTCACTAATATCACCGAGGAGTTTGACAACAATAAAGTCCAGCAACTCACTACGACCAGGCGGGCCGAGCGGCCGAATGCGCCTGGTCATTTTATGATGAGCTGCTGGAAAAAGGCGGGCGCGATTCAGTATGCGCAAGTGGCCGGGGATGTGCGGTTTAGCTGGGTGCATCGTAACAAAGTTATGCAAACTTACGGGATTGCGGCCCAGGGTGACGAATTAGAGCATTTTACGCAACAGGAATTTGATCTGCCGCCAGGCGCTCATTATTTAGCTAAGGTTATGGTTGGTCTAACTAAAGTTGCCGAGTACGTTATTGACGGCAAGGACTTTACCTATACCTGGGCTGATCGGTGCCGGGATAGCAGCAATCTGGCCGATACCACCACAGTCCAAGTGTACACAGTGCAGAATGGGTTGGAGTCGCATCAGCCGCATACTAGAACTTTTGAGTGGGAGATCCCATTAATGATTGATGCCTGTGAGACCGTCTTGGATGCTCACACTACGCTGAACACCTGGGGCAATGCCAACGTTATCGCTGTCCCGGAAGGGGACTATTCGCCTGCATTCCAGCGCAATTACTCCCAACTGAATATATTCCTGATCGGTGAAAGGGTACCAGGAGGAACAACCGGCTCTGTGACCTCCCATAACCGCGAAGGAATCATCCCTAATGGTCAAATCATGGTGGTAACTGGGCTCAATAGCTATGAAATTATGACCATGGGTGAGTTTTACACCTTTAAATCTAATTATGTGGCTAACGGTCAAGGCGGCAGTAACATGTACATTTACCATGAAGGAGGTGTTGAGATTGGCTAATACTGAGAATTTACTAATTCCACTGCTGGAAGGCGATCACCTTGTCAACCGGGACCGGATCAATACTGCATTAGAAGCTGCTGACTTGAACGCGTTGCCGAAAACGCACAAGGATAGCAGTGTTCACTGGGATGGCTGGGTGCAGGGTAAACCGCATGTCTTGAAAGATGTTATCCGGCTTGAAGAAATGCCGTCCTGGGGCTACCTGGAGTGTACGATGGCCGGGACTAGCGGCGAGACTTCACCGGCAAGCCCCTATGCTCCTGGGGATACCGTTGCCGACGGATCTGCGGTGTGGACCCTGCGACAGATCAATGGCGAGATTAGTCACGGCAACCTGGCTGGCAGAACTTTACCTAACCAACATCCAATATCTGCAATAACCGGGTTAGCGGATGAACTGGCCGGCAAACAATCCACCAGCGAAAAAGGCCAGGCCAATGGCTACCCTGATTTGGATTCCAATGGAAAAGTGCCAATAACGCAACTTCCTTCTGGGTTGAAGGAAATGCGAGTTGTGGCAAACATAGCCGTACGAAATGCAATAACTGAACCAGAATTGTATGACGGTTTGAGGGTAAGAGTGATGGATGCCACCGGAGATCCCACGGTTAGCAGTGGATGGGCTGAATATTCATATGACGCTGCAAACACCACATGGATTAAAACTGGTGAAAAAGAAAGCATAGATGTGGTTCTTGACTTTGCCAATGTCCAAAATGTGCCGCAGGTTCTGAAAGACCTTTCCGATTCAGACGGGAAGTTAACATACAAAGGCTCTGCCATATACAAGGACATTAGAGCAGTTAAATTCGTTGGGGGTGATGCTGAACTTATATATGATTGGACAGGTATCATTAAAACAATTAAAGTTAATAACGCAGAAGTAAGAGCAGAAGACGTTGAATTTGTTGTTGAATTTCAAGCAAAAGCGGACTATATTGACCAATTAAACATCTGGCAAAATGTTGGGACATATATCCTGCCAGCAGGCCAAACTTACAAGGAATACCCTGTTGCTGGTGGTGGCAAAGCAATTACGTCCGGAGATGTGATAAGAGCTACATTAGTAGGCGACGACACAGGCTTAGTATTCACGACAGTCATAGAAAACAATTAATAGAGGGGGAATTTACAATGGCAATTCCGACAGATTATATTTTTACCTCAGGCACATGCCTGAAAAACGAGATTTATGATTTGATAATTAGCAAGTTGATTGCGGCTGGGTGGGAATCGGTAGCTTCGAATCCCACCACAGATTTTGATGTTTTAACATCTGTTGGCAATTCTGGAGACAAGGCTTTGGTGCTCAATCTCAGGCCAATACCTGCGGCTGGCACTGCGGCTAATACTGTTAAAACCAGTACATATTGCCAGATGTCTATCAGGTTGCAATCTGCTTACACTCCTGGTACATCTGGTGTGGCTGGCACTTTCGGTAGACCAGCACTTGCTTGGACAGATATGTATATTGCTCCTGTTGCGGCTTCTGGTGTTTTACCGCCAGACACTACGGTAAATTACAAAGTCTATGCCGATGCTTCTAAAATTATCATGGCAATTGAGTACCCTCCAGCTACTTCCTTGAGTCCTTTGTTATTTTACCTGGGTGCTCCTGATTCTGCATTTGTGGCAGAGGCTGGTAGCAGCAGCACTGTATTTGCCACCACTGCCAATGCAACCACTGCTACCAGCTTGATAAAGTGCAATACATCAGATGGAATAGGTTCTGTTGCCGCGCCTTACGCCATGACAGTGACCGGGTTTAATATCCTCAAAAATCCGAACAATGAAGGGATATATTTTCAATCCGGGCTATATTATCAGTCGGCTACTGAGGGAATCCGGGGGATGTTAGACGGCGTGTTAAACATGCCAAATATGGCCGCACAGACAGGAAACACAATAACTATGGATGGCAATACCTACTACCAGTTGGTATGTCACGTAATAGGAAATAGCTCCTTCCCTTACCCGGTCTTACTTGTCAGAACAGCCTAAGGTGGTGATTACATGCCTATCTTACCAAAAAGACCGTCGCTTTTGATGCATTTTGATGACAATATAGTTGACTCGTCAAAAGATATTGTGCAAAACGTTGTGCTTTATGGCACAGTTGGTAATAAGGTTATAATTAAAGGGGCCGATTCTGTAGCTGGAGAGACTATATATATAGATGGCTCTAAATACGTTCAAACTCAAAATGGGGCTAATCCAGATTCATCTGGCAGTTTCACCATAAGCGTGTGGGAGAATCTCTTAAAAACTGCCACCCACTCTTCTGCCTTGTTTGGGTTGTCCACTGCTGTTAATGTATCACATAGTGGTTTAATATTTGGATACAACAATATGTCTGATGGAACTGGTGACAGAAGGCAATTGTATTGTTCTAGCAATGGAACAAGTTGGGATCAAATAAGTCAATATAATCTAGGTACACCTGTTTATAATGAATGGGTACATTGGGAAGCAGGGTATGACAGACCAAACAAGAAGTTGTATATTTTTAAGAATGGTGTTTTGTTGAACACTTTCACTCTTACTGCTGACCCCATATATAGCACAGCCAGGTATTTAACTATTGGTTGTTACAACGGAGTTGTTGTAAATGCTTCATTGATGGCAGATTTCTCCTTTACTGCAGGAACATGCAACCACACATCTGATTTTACACCTGATCCACCAACATCCACAGCAATAACCAAAGCTATTCATCCCATGATATCGGATGTGCAGAGTAAATTTGGCGGCAGTTCATTGTATTTATCTGGTGGCAATAGCTTGTCATTCCCGGCAGACTCTGCATTAACTGATACTTCTCGAGACTTCACCATAAGCTTTTGGGAATATCTGATAAACGGGCCTAATTTGTCAGCTTCGCTGTATATAAACAACAGTTCATCGCCGACTCCTACCACTAACGGTTTAATAATTGGGTACAACGGCTCTGCTAGCAGCAAATATTTATATGCAGGATCAAGCAGTTCGTGGAACATCGCGGATGCTGTTCTAATAGAGTCAATTGCCAATGTAATTAATAGGTGGGCTCATTGGGAAGTGTGCTATAGAGAATCATCAAAAATGCTTTACGTTTTTCTTGATGGAACACTTAAACATGCTGTGGTATGCCCCTCACCTATTAGATTAGCTTCCCCTAGTTACGGTATGTTAGGCCGTTGGACTACCTACCAAACCTGCTATATGGAAGAGTTGTTGGTATTACCGGGAATATGCATGCACACAGACAATTTTACCCCGCCAGAAGAGCCGTATTCAATATCATCAGCACCAGAACAGGGAATGGAATTATTAGCAATTCCTAAAGGAAATCGCAAATTTGTTGCTCCTGGTAAGCAATTAACCGTGATAAATGGCAACAAAAGTATATCTAATTCAGCCGGGAAAACGTTTGATTTTCTAAATAAAGGTCAGTCACTGTCGCAAAATTACTTTGGCAAGCCGATTTTACCTTTAGGTAAAGGTAATTATGCACCTGCAAATGCCGCAGGCGTTACTATATTAGGTGGCATTGGTTCTCGCAATGCGGCTCAATATCTTGGCAAATTCATGGAATTATTCCATGATTCTAATGCCGCTTACAAATTTGATTTGATGGTTACACCTACCCACGTGTTTAGAACACAATTAGCTAACGTTGTCAGCAATTATAGACCAAATTTAGGTCTTACTGGTAAATATAGACTTAAAGTTGGGGAAAATGAAGCTATTCCGTATGGCGCAGTTGATTCAGACTTAGCTAATGTTGAATGCAATATAACTCAGGCAATGCTGGACTATGGTGTTAACAAATGTCGTTTAGAATACTTGTTTCCAAACGATTCCACAGAATTCCTAGATTTTGAGGTATTAAAGGAAGAGCCGCGCAGAACATTGGTTGAAAGAACATTTAAGAGATATGACGGCGGTTATGATGGTTCCTGGCTGAATTCGGCTCCCTTTGGCATTTCAAAATCTCCTTGCTTTCTCGTCCCTGAAGACTCTACCTCCACTTTGATTAAAACAACTGATTATACCAGTATTTCACTAACGAAGAACAGAGGTGTGCTAGGAGTCAATATTGATGCTAGCGGAGCAAAGATTCTTGTGTCCTTCGATCAAGGCGAGATTTGGAAAAGCTACGGCGTGGACGGCTGGTATGATGCTGGTATCGAAAATATTGCAACCGTTGGTTTATCGGAAGATGTTATTAACAGCATTACTTCCGCTCAATGGGCAGATGTATTTACGTCAACTTCTTTGGATTTTGCAGTGCATTTGGATAATAAGCTTAGTGCCTATGTAGACATATCTAAAGATGCATTAGTTTATAGCTTTCCAGCAACATATGCTAGATACACATGGGGGGACGAATATTTTCTTATAACAAAAGCCGACTCGTCTTTGGGCACTGGTGACAGTATTATAGCTTATTATTCTGACGGGACGTCAAAAGTGGTAGCTAGATGGACATCAAGTAACAACCACCCATATTTAACCTTTGACGGGGTTGATGAAAAATATCCGAGTAGCATTGTTTTTAACTATGGATGGAACGGCACAGTATATGCCGCTCCAAAATTAGCTTATCTAAGGTCAATAAATGTTACATTATCAGACAGATTTAAAACAGGATACGCCTTTGTGATATGAGGTGATAATTTAATGCCAAGAGAGCCGTGCCGCTATTGAGCGGTTATTTTTACGAAAAAATATACGGGGGTGGGGTAATGGTACAAGAAGTTTGCATGGAGCATAGCGGTCAATGCAAAGCAATTGAAACTCTAGAAAAAAATGATGCTGACATTTTCAAACGGCTACGCGAATTGGAAATGGCGGTGTGGAAGGCTGCCGGGACTAGCGGTATTGTAACAGCGGTTTTAGTTGTTCTGCTTGAAAAAATAGTTAAGTAGGGGGAGATACTATGACAGAAATGCAAATTGCCGCTGCGGCCGCCGGGACTATCCTGGCGGCTTTAATTTTAGTATTGATTGTCCATGTAGTGTATCGGGGGTTGCCGGCCGGTACTGCTAAGGACGGGTTGCAAAAAATTATCTATGAGCTGGATCGGCATGCGGATGATATGGAGAACCATGAACAGCGGGCAACGGCTATTCAGTCAGTTATGGATATTTTGGGTTGGCGCCGGATTATCGTGCCTAAAGTTTTGGTTGGTTGGCTGATCGATGCCGAAGTGGCCGCGATCAGAAAGATTCAGCAGGCTACGGATACGCCGGATCTGCACAGGGAGGGAAATGGTAATGGCTAAAATTTTCATTAACCCCGGTCATGCTCCAAATGGTCGGCCCGATCCGGGCGCAGTTAATCCGATTACCGGTCTGCGGGAATCAGATGTTGTGGCAGCCGTGGGTGCGTTAGTCGGCAAGTACCTTCAGGAGGCAGGGTGCGAAGTGCAGATTTTACAAAGTAATAGCCTAGCTCAAGTGGTCGGCGCTGCAAATCAATGGTGTGCAGACTTATTTGTGAGTATTCACTGTAACAGCGTAAAGGACAGCAAAGCCGACGGGACTGAACCCTGGTATTGTCAGGGGTCCTCCAAAGGAAAAGCGCTGGCTGACTATATCCAAAAGCAAATTATAGCTGCGTTACCACTTACCGATAGAGGACTAAAAGAAGCTGTGCCCGGTATCAGCGGGCTATATGTACTGACCAATACCGATATGGCAGCTTGCCTGGTTGAGTTGGCGTTTATATCAAATGCGGAGGATGAGCAGTTGCTGGTTACCAGGCAGGATGATTTCGCCCGCGCTATCGCCAGAGGTGTAACTGATTATGTAACACAATGCTAGTTAACAGAATACACTAAGTTAGGGGCTATCGAGGGCGGTAGTTATGGTTTGGATATCTGTTGTAGGTGGCACAATTGCCACCTACATAAAAATAGCGCCGACTTAACGGCGCTTAATGGAAGGGGTTGGAGTTATGTTTAGTTTAACCAAGCGCCAGGCGGCTATACTGCTTGGCGTTGTTTTATTGGTGACGGTGGCCGGGTGGATGTTGTACCAGCACAATGCGGATCGGGAGGCTCGGCTGCAGCAGGCAACGGTGCTGACGGAGGCACAAGCCAGGAATATTAACTCATTGCAGAACGAATTAAAAATATCTAAGCAGAATGCCGAGTCTCTGGCGGCCGCAGTTGTCGAAGCCAAAACTGGTCAGCGACAGCCGGAAGTCCGTTATATTGTGCAGGCACCAACGATCTCTGCAGCAGCTGATAAGGTGGCAGAGCAGATTAACCAGCAAGATAAGACTCTGCCGCCATTGGCTTTAGAAAAAACAGACAGGACCGTGATAATCCCGAATGAGACTAAAACACCTGATGCTAATTGGGATGTCGGCGTGTTTAAGGTGAATAACTATCGTAATTGGGAATGGTCTATGGGGTATGGTCAGCACAAGGGCGAAGGGTATATTCCAATAGGTTTACAGCGTAATTACAGTAAGGATAAAGCTATTGAGGCCGAGGCGCACCAAGACGCTGGCGATGTTAAGAAGAATGTCGGATGGGAAGTTAAATATGTGATTAAGACTGATAGGTTGTTTTTTCTTTTTTGAGTGTAGG